TTTCTCCAGCCATTACTTGCTCTCTTTCTTCTCGGTGTCCGCGTACACGAGCACGCGGACCTCATACATCGGGAGGTTCAAGTGCTTCCCCGCTAGGCGATCTGCGATCACCGTGTGTGGGCCGTCGAGGAACCGATCCGAGTCGTCAGGCAGGAGCCCGGCGTCGATCAGTCCATCCATGAGCGCCTTTACCGTCGGCGCGAGATTGCTGCGGTCACGCCGACGACGATCCGGATATGCGAACTCCATCTCGACCCGAGCGTGCTGCAACCCCAGGCGTGCGACGCCCGCGCCCTCTCGCCCCAGCAAGTAGCCCCACTGGCGTAGCTGCTTCGTGAGCCGCGAGCGCGCGGCCCAGTGCATCTTGTCGTTTGCGCTGAGCAGCTTGCTGCGGGTCAACGGTATGCTCCGCGATTCCCAGACGAGCGTCCGGCTCATCACAGGTCCTCCTCTGTGAGTTGTTCGCCGGGCTTTGTGTACCAGGCGAGGAAGTCCTCCTCGATGCGGATCGATAGCCTCATACTTCCGGGACGGGCGAAGATCACGTCGCCCTCGAGCGCCCAGATCGAGAGGTTCTGATCGCACAGCATCACCTTCCCCTCGAACGTGAAGTTCACACGCTTTCGCGCGCGGCGGGCGATCTCGTCTGCGTTATCGCGAGTCAGGCGAACTGCGCGAACGATCGCACGCTCCTGAAAGTCCTGGACGCCGTCGAGATCCTTGAGCGGGTCGAGGTTGCTCATGCTGCCTCCTTAATGGCGATCTTGGTGAGCTGGTAGATAGCGGCTGCGCCCTGCTGCGGGACGACGCCGTTCCCGAGGAGGCGGAGCTGCTGCTCGCGCGTCAGCCCGAGATCCTCGCCGGTCACATGCCCTTCGGGTAATCCCATGAGCCATTCGACGAAACGAGTCGAGAGCCGTGCTCGCCCCCCCTCGCGAGTCGGCGGGACAGTCGGAGCCGGAGCCGGACGACCGAGCATCTGCTCCCAGCGCGCGATCGCGGGCGCGTACATCCCGAAGTCGGTGTACTCGATCCGCGTCGCGAGCTTCGTCGCTTTCTCCGGCGGGCGACCGCTCGTCCGAGGAAGGCCCATAATCGCGTCAGACGCAGACGGGGTAGGCAGTAGCTCGCGAGCTACCTCGTGGAGATTCGCCCCGTAGCCGGTCGAGGATGCCGTTGCGTTCGTCGCCTGCGGCGTCGGTAACATCTGCACCGCCTGCGAGAGACTCATGCCCGTCCCCTCCTGATGACGACCGGCCTTGTGGTCCGACGCAGTCGGCGTCGGGATCAGGGCACCAGGTGCTCGATCTGATCCGCGAGACTCACCGAGTGCCCGCCCTCCCTGCGCTTCTCCGGCGGCTGCGATCCCCCGCAGCTGCCAAGGTTCGCCTGCGGGGTGGCCAGTAAGGAAAAAACGCTCTCGCTGGTGAGGGGCGCCGACGTCGGAAGCGCGGACAACGCACCATTGCGCGTCATACCCGAGGCCGGCCAGATCTCCGACCACACGGCCTGCTGCCCTGAGAGAAGGTCCATCTGCTCGGTCTCCCAGCAGTCGCGATTCTTGTTCCACCAGACTGAACGCTCCACTTGTCAGCGCTCCTCTCACGTTCTCCCAAATCACCAGACGCGGCCTCAGCGTCTTGATTGCCTCGAACATCGACTCCCAGAGGCCCGAGCGCGTGCCCGAAGCCATGCCCGCGCGCCGGCCCGCGAGGCTCAGATCCTGACACGGCGAGCCACCGCAGATAATGTCCACCGGCTCGACTCCCGACCAATCAACCTGCGTGATGTCGCCGATATTCGGGATACTCGGCCAGCGCACCTCAGCAAGCCTGCACGGCCCCGGCTCAACGTCGCTCGTCCAAGCGACCTGCGCAGCCGGATCAAGGGCCATACGCACGGCCATATCTAGACCGCCGTAGCCAGTAAAGAGACTGCCGACAGTTGTCATTCTGCGGCCTCGTCTCGGTCCCACATCCTGTAATAACGGTTCTCGAACTCGCGCTCACCGCGCGGGTTCGCGATCTCCAAGAGCACATCTGCATGGCAAGGCTGATCGAGCTTGCACCAGCAAGCCAGGTCCAAGCCCCACAGATTCCGGGCTGCGCATGACGCTACGAACCGGCCTTCGCGTGTCTGCTCGATCCACTCGCGATACCGAGCGACAGCCTCATCCGCCGACGCGACAACAAGCTCGCCGCCCTCCTCAAGCTCACGCGCCGACCGTGCGACCCTAAACGGATTGCCGTATAGGCTTCCTCGCCCTACATACTTCGTGTGCGCCGGCATCTTCCAGCCGCGAGCGCGGCGGCGCTGGATCCTGATCGGGAGCCTCATCGCTGCTCCTCAGCCCAGACGCCGACCTCTACGAGCTCGGCAGGCGTGTATCCGCGAGCGCGGGTGAAGCTGATGACGGTTTGTGCGCAGGCTTTGTGGGTGAACGCTTCAATTGCGGTGGCTTCGTTTTCGGCGTCGATGGTGATGCGGACGTTTGAGCCTTTCGGCGCGAGCTGTGTGCGGCAGACGGGGCAGCGTCGGTAGGCGTTGACGGTGCGCACGGGCTTGATCTCGATCACTTGTCGGCTCCCTCAACATCGGTCAGGTCGTAGATGTGGACACCGCACGCGGGGCAACGGCGCAGCGTGTGCGGCGGGCATGGCTCCTCGGCGGCGTCGGCAGGCTTGCCGACTTTGCCCGTGACCTGGACGAGCCTGAGACCGTGCAGGACTGTTGGGGTGGGGCCGGAGCGGATGACGAGGCCGCGGCGCTCTACTTCCTCGACGAACGCTGCGCAGGCCGTTGCGACGAGGTGCGGCATGGGTAGATGCTGGTCAGTGATCTCCCATTCGATGCTCAGGAGTCCTGCAGTTCTCATTCTCCAGCCTCCTCGGTGGTGATCGCGGCGCCCTGCGCGATGTTGACGAGCTTGTCGATGGGGTCGCCGATCATGAGGCGGATCTCGAGTGTCTCGGCGTCGTTGCCGGCGTAGCGGTCTGCGACGGAGACGGCGGCTGCGGCGAGCTCGGCCGCAGCGGCGATGATCGCTTTCTGCAGCTCCTCGATACGGTCGAGGAGGTAAGCCATATCGACGGCGGAATTCTGATCGAAGGCAGCGACAGCGTCTGTGTAGGCCTTCGCGATCGCGGCGCGATCTGCGCCTGCGTAGCTGCGCCCAGCGAACGCCACGGCGTTCAGCCTGTCCTTGATCTCGTTGATGGTGGTCATTGATGGTCCTTCTCTAGGGGTTCTTGCCCTGCACTCGCTGGTGCGGGCTTCGTGCCCGCCCGGGACTCGCACCCGGGGGTCTGCTCGTCGGGCTGCGCGGTCTTATAGCCGGTCCCGCCGTGTTTTTCTTGGTTTGCGGGTGGCCTCCCCGTGGCCGCGCTCAGCGGGGAGCAGACGGGGGAACTAGTCGACGTCGTCGACGTACTCGCACTCGCCGTTATTGAGCTTCTCGCAGGCTTCCTGAGCCTTATCGACGATCTCCTGGTAGATGTCCCGCTTCGCGCTGATCGCTTCGCGAGCGAGGCGACGCGCGTTCACATCGTGCAGCTTCTGCGTGAGCTCCAGATCCTCATCCGCAGCGAGGACAGCCTCCTGTGCATCCCAGCGGATCAGCTTCGCTTGCTCGGCATCGAGGTAAACGGCAACGTGTGCGACCTTCATGATTCGTCCTTGCTCATTCCCGAGACCGCGACTGATGCCCGCATGGCGTCGGCCATCAGCGCGGTACTGCGGGCAAGCGTCCCTGTACTCTGCAAGCCCTGATTGCCCTTCTCACCCATGATCGCGAGTGTCAGAGCGTTGCCGACTCTGAGGTACGCGTCCGCGAGCGCGCGTTCCCCTCTGTTGGTGGTCCCGCCAATTTCTGCGGTCTTGTCTGAGAGCAGCGCATTGAAGGCTGTGGTGCCGGCGCGCTCTGCTAGCAGGACGGCTGCGATTGCTGCGTCGACCTGGTTAAGCTCGACGGTGATCTTCTTCTTGAACCTCATATTTCGTCTCCTTCGTTGATTAGGCGGTCGGGGCTATGCGACGGGAGGCATTGTGGCGGCGATCGTCTTCGCGATTGCGTCGCGCGCGTCATCTGCGGCAATAGCAACGTCCAGAGCATCGATGACCTTCGACATCCTTTCGTGCTCGTGGTTGAGCGCTACCTTTGCTGCGCGGATAGCGACGTCGGTGTGGAGCGAGTCGACTTCCTCGTGGTCGATCTCAACGGAGAGGCGCTCATCCTTGAGGAAGTTATGCAGCCAGTGGAGGTCGACGAGGTCGAGGGTGAGCGTCACCGGGTTTGTGAGGGGCTTTGCGCTCATCGGGCGGTCTCCTCTTCGGGCTTACGGCCTTCAAGCAGGTGGAGGATGAGCAGGCCAGCGCCTGCGCCGCCCAAGATTGCGCCGATCATCAGCAAAAGTCCGTTGGCGGTCGCGCCAGTCTTGGCGAGGCGCTCCTGCGGGTCAGGGGCGGTCGTCGGCGCGGGCGCGGGCTTCACGGTGTCCGGGGTCGGCTTCGGTGACGGCTTCGGGAGAGGAGAGGGAACAGGCGCAGGCGTCGGCATACTCGGGTCAGGCGTGGGGACCGGTGCGGGCTGAGGCTTGGTCTTGCCGTCGCCGTCTGTACCGCCCGAGGCCTTGATCGTCGCGGTTGCCTCAAGGCTCTGGCCGTTGATCGTCGCTCGGTTGGTGTAGGCGTCCTGACCCTCGACGTGAGGGGTCGCCGCAGGATAGACGACGCAGACCAGCGAGCCGGCGGGCGGCGTGAACGTCAGCACGTGCGCGGACTCGTCGAGAGACCCGTCAGTCCAGGTCGTAGTCGCCGGATCCCAGGTCGGGCCCGACGTGCACTTCACGGCCTTCGGGAGAGCGTTCGTCTCGTCCGTCAGCGTGTAGGTCTTGCCTGCCTCGACGGCCCACTTGATGCCCCAGCTGATCGACTTGTCGGCATTGGTCCACCCGAATTTGATCGTCTCTGGTGCCGCGTACTCGAAGTGCGCGGGCGACGCGCAATCGTTCGAGCAGGTGCCCGAGCCGTCACGGTCGCCCCAGACGAGCGTGCGAGTGACTTTGCCGTTGACGACGATCTGCGTGTCCTCGGTGCCGACTGCGGCGTCCGAAAGACGCGCGCGGGCATGGAAGTTTCCGGTCACGTCGGTCTTGTCCGCGTAGGCGGAGGGAACGTCCGTGACTGTGCAGGTCAGCGTCGCCTCGTCGGCGGCGCAGGCGCCGATCTTGGTCCCGTCGTCGAGGACGAACGGGAACGAGGCCAGCCACTTGAAGCCGCCGTCCTTGCTGGCTACCGTGAACTGCTGGCCGACCGCGAGCTTCGGCGCGGACCAGGTGCCCTCGACGGTCACCTCAGACGAGGTCTGCCTGGAGGATGAGGTCGCCTTGGTGACCTGCGCGGTCATGGCCGGCGCGGCCTCGTCGGCGGCATATGCGGCGCCGTAGGGCAGCGCGAGCGCTGCGAGGGTGAGGGCAGTGCCTGCCGCCCAGATCTTCTTCGTGGTCATCGGTCTGTCTCCTTGTGGTGTTTTTTTGTTGAGGGGTAGTAGGTGAGCCCGCGCGGGGCGCGGTTCTGGGAGTCGTGAGCCTCGGTGGGATACGCGAGCGCTCGCTTCCTTGCCTGCCGCACGATCTCCCGTGCGGCTTCGTCGTGGCAGGGGCGGTCGTCGGACGCTTCGAGGCGGAGTGACTGAGGCATCGGCATCAGGCCCGCGCCTCCACGCTCGGCTCATCGAGCCGCAGCACTTCGAGGGTCACGTGAATCTGCTGGCGATCAAGATCGACCGCGATCTTCGGCGTATCGAGCGCGAAGCAATTGTTCAGCTCGGCCTCGATAATGACGTCCTGCGTCGCCAGGCAGATCAGGTGAGGCAGCGGCGCTTCTCCGTCGACGTCGTAGTAGTCGAAGTCGACGTGACGCTCGAGTAGCGTTGTCCCCTTCGCGCGGGCCTTCGATGCGGCGCGCTGCATGCGAGCGGCGATCTCCTCGATGGAGGCCGCGCGCGATGCCCCTCGGACTGCGATCCAGGTGAGCAGTCCGCATCCGACGAAGAGGAGGACAACAGCGAGGAAGATGATCGAGGCGTTCACAGCCGGCCCGCCTTCCAGTCCGCACGGATCAAACAGACCGCGAGCGCGAGGAGGCCGAGGGCCGGGAAGAAGGTCCACTCGGGGAGGCCGTCGGGGTTGCCGAGGCCCCGCATCGCGAAACCGAGGGTGAGGGCGGCGGCGAGTGACGCGCCTCCGATGAGGGTTCGCCAGGGCCGCAGGTGGCGGCGGCGTGTGTTAGGCTTGTTCACGGAATCTTCTTTCTCTAGGGGTTCTGCTGCTCCCAGCGCTTCTACCGCTGGGAGCTCTTCTTTTCGGTGAGGCCGGAGCCGAGGCTCTGGCACTGGCGGTTGAGATCGTCGCCGCTGTAGCGGACTGAGCGTCCGATCTTGATTGCGGCGACTTTGCCTTCGACTCCGAGGCGCTCGACGGTTGAGCGGGAGAGGCTGAGGGTGTCCTGGACCTGCTGGGCTGAGTACCAGCGGTCGGGTGCGAACGGGGCGACTGTGGTCATTTCCTTGACACCGCCTTGTCGATCTTTTCGGCGATCCATTCACCTGCGTCGAGGCCCATATCAGCGAGCGCTTCAAGCGAGTCGAGTGCTGCCTCGAACGCGCGTCCGCCGCAGACAAACAGGAGGTATCCGACGCAGAAGAAGACCGGGATTGCGGCGACCGCGATAATCATGCAGATGATCACCATGTAGGCGTCGCGCATGACGGCTCATCCTCGTCGTAGATACTGCCGTGGGCTGCACTGATGAGAATGACGCCGGTCGGCTTATCCGCTATCGCGTATTTCCCATCTTCGACCTCCTTGTACTTGAGGTCACTGGTGCATTCGGCGCGTTCGCGTTCGACGCGTTCGCGTTCGCGTTCGGCGTGGTCGCGTTCGCGTTCGGCGCGTTCGCGTTCGGCGCGTTCGACGCGGTTGAGGAGGTCTCGGACTGTGATGCCGAGGACTTCCGCGAGGCGCTCAACTTCCGGCAAGGTCAGATCTCGGCGGGCATTGAGCTTGAGGGACAGGCTCGCGCGGCTCATACGAGCGCGGGCAGCAAGCTCCGTCTGAGAGATGCCCAGCTCACGGGCCATGCTCTTGATTACGGCTGCGACCGTCATCTCATGGTTCCTTTCTACATTTGTAGACCAATGACTACTATATAAGTCTACAAATAGAGATTTTGCAACTCGTTTTCATGTGACATGGGTCTACAAAAGTAGATATGCTTACCTCATGGGAAGCAGATCTCTTAAATCGAGTCCCTTTGAACGCGCTGTCTTAGCTGTACTCAAGGAGCGTCTGCAAAGTCTGGACCTCACTATCGACCGGCTCGCTGAGCGAGCCGGCATCACTCGCGCGCGCTGCTACAAGATCTTCGCGGGTGACACGGTTTGCACGATGAGCGACTTCGGTGCGATGTGCGAGGCGCTCGGTGTTAGCGGCGCTGATGTAGCTGCCGAGGCTGAGCAGCGCCTCTTGGACGAAGCCTCTCCGGAATAGTCTCCACGTCCTCGCACGAGCTGTAGACTGCCCACATAGGTAGGTCGCACTCAAAGGAGGAGCTATGCACCGCCCTAAAGGCGCTTTCCGCCTCTACTCATCCGATCCTGCGGAGATCATCTGCACTGACACTGAGCTCCTGTATGACTCGAAGCGGCGCGGTGAGCCAATCCAGCGGATCCCGCTGACTGATGTCGTCAGCGTTGAGGTCGAGGACGGCGAGGCCATGCAGGCTCGCGTCACCGCGACGCGCCTCGTCGCGCTCGGGATCCTCGCGTTCGCCGCAAAGAAAAAGAGCGGTGGCGACAAGTGGCTCATGATCGAGACGCGCAACGCCCTGTTGACTCTCCACTTCGAGCGCAAGACTGTTGACGGCCTCATGCGATTTGTCGCGCACACGCGCGCCGCCGTGAAGGCCGCGCAGGCTCAGCCCGCACACGCAGCTCCGCCCGCGCCTATCCGCTGGCCCGGTGCGCCTCAGCAGCCCGCCCCGAAGCCCGGCGGCTGGGGCCGCATATTCCGCTAATTCTTGTGGCGCTGTAGTGGCGCACGCGAAGCTGCGCGCGTACTTTCCGTTGCGGTTAGGGGCCTTCGT